GAGAGCAACGCCGTCGAGCGGTTTTCATGCCTACGGGTCTGCGTGTCCGATTACGACACACTCGGTTTCGCCTACGCAAAACGTCAGAACTTAGCGGATCGGACCTTATGGCAGGACGCGGCCCGGCGCCGAAGCCGGCACACCTTCGACAGCGCACGAACCGGAAGATCGGGAGCGGGCCGATCACCGCGCCAACGTCGCCGCGGGTGCTCACGATCCCGAATCCGGACCAGCGGACGTGGCATCCGCTGACGCTGGTGGCCTGGGATCATGCGTGGCGCTCGCCGATGGCGAGTCAGTGGCTGGAGACCGATGCCGATGCGTTGGGCCGGCTCGCGCTACTGTGGGACGACTTCTACAAGGCGCCGTCGGCCGAGGCGCTGAAAGAGATCCGGCTGCAGTCGGCGCTCTTCGGGCTCTCGCCGCTCGACCGGAGCCGGTTGCAGTGGGAGATCCGGCGGGCCGAGGATGAACCCCACCGAACCGCCCCAACGACGCCCAAACGGGTCGGAGCGGACCCGAGACGGCTCCTGATGGCGGTCAAATGATCCTGACCGTGCCTCAAGATCGGGTGTTGTTTCCGACGCTGGGGCCGGGGCTGTGCGCGTTCATCCAGGAGAATCTGGTGTTCGGGCCGGGAGACTTGCGCGGGTTGCCGGCCGTCCTCGATGAAGAAAAAACGGGGCTGGTGTATCGGCTGTACGAGGTGTTTCCGCAAGGGCACCCCCAGGCGGGCCGCCGGCGGTTCAAGCGCGCGGGCCTCTCGTTGCGGAAGGGGCTGGCGAAGACGGAACTCTCGGCCTGGCTCGCGGCGTGCGAACTCCACCCGGCCGCCCCGGTCCGCTGTGTCGGGTGGACCAAACGCGGCGAGCCCATCGGCGGGCCGGTGAACGACCCCTACATCCCGATGGTGGCGTACACGGAAGAGCAATCCGACGAGCTCGCGTACGGCGCGCTGCGGATCATCCTCGAGGAAGGCCCGCTGAAGCATGATTTCGACATCGGGCTCGGGCGCATTCTGCGGAAGAAGGGCGACGGGAAAGCCGTATCCCTCTCGGCGGCGCCGAATGCGCGCGACGGGGCGCGGACCACGTTCGCGGTGATGGATGAGACGCACTGGTGGACGTCCGCTCGGCTCAAGCAAGCCCACCAGACGATGTCGGCGAACCTCGCGAAACGGAAGATCGCCGATCCCTGGATGCTCGAGATCACGACGGCGCCGGAACCGGGCGCCGGATCGGTGGCGGAGGGGACGATGGAGTACGCCGAGGCCGTCCGCGATGGGCGCGTGACGGATGCGTCCCTGTTCTTTTTCCACCGCCAGGCGTCCGACGATCACGACCTGACGACCCGCGAGGGCGCGCGGGCCGCGGTGCTCGAGGCGTCCGGCTCGGCGGCGAGCTGGAGCGACATCGACGCGATCGTGACGCTGTGGAACGATCCGACCACCGATCGCACGTTCTGGGAGCGCGTGTGGTGTAACCGGCTGGTCAAGAGCGCGACGCAGGCGTTCGATGTCGAACGGTGGAAGGCGTTGGCGCGGACCGCCGTCGTGCCCCGCGGCGCGGTCATCACGATCGGGTTTGATGGTGGGATGTTTCACGATTCGACCGGCATCATCGCGACCCATGTCAACACCGGGTATCAGTGGAAAGCCGGCGGCTGGGAACGCCCGGCGCTGTGGCCGCCGGAGCGGGAATGGCAAGTGCCGACCGACGAGGTCGACGCGGTGATGCGGTTCCTCTTCAGCGAGTACACCGTCTGGCGGCTCTACGCGGACCCGCCGTACTGGCAATCGTGGATCGCGGTGTGGCGCGGGCTGTTTGGCGAGGAGCGCGTCGCCGAATGGTGGACGAACCGCCGGCGGCCGATGACCGCGGCGCTCGAGGGCTTCGACACCGCGATCAAAGAAGGCCAGCTCTCGCACGACGGCGACCCGGATACCACGCGGCACCTGGGGAACGCGCGGCGCCGCGATCTGCCGGAACGCGATGAGCAAGGCAAACCGCTCTGGTTGATTCAGAAAGATCGGCCAGACTCGCCGCACAAGATCGACTTTGCGATGGCGGCCGTCCTCAGTTGGGAAGCGCGCACCGACGCGGTCGCGGCCGGGATGCTCGTCGTCCCGCCGGACGATGGGGTGATGGCGGAGTGGCTATGAGTACCCTGCAACGGTATCGCGTCGTCGATGCCACCCCGCGATCGTGGCCAGGGCGGATGCTCGAGTCGTTCCGCTCCTACTGGAAAGGGCCGTACACGCTCTCGTCGATCACGTCGAGTCTTTTTAATGATGGGGGGCCGACGACCACCGGGCTCCCAGTCAGCGAGCAGACGGCGCTGACGTACTCGGCGTTTTGGGCGTGCGTGAATGCCATCTCGACCGACGTCGCGTCCTTGCCGCTGATTCACTACAAGCGGACGACCGGCGGGGGTAAAGAGCGGTACACCGACTCGCGCCTATACCGATTGCTCCACGATGAACCGAACCCGGAGATGACGAGCTTCACGCTGCGGCAGACGATGCAGGCGCACGCGCTCACCTGGGGCGGGAGTTATGCGGAAATCGAGCGCGACCAGCAACGCCGCCCGATCGCGCTCTGGCCGATCACACCGGATCGCGTGGCGGTGCTCCGGAGTCCCGCCGGCGACCTCGTCTACAAGGTGACGAACCCGAAGACGGAGCCCGATTTCCTGCCGGCCGCGGACGTGCTGCACATTCCGGGGCTGGGGTTCAACGGGATGACCGGGTATTCCGTAGTCGGGATGGCGCGCGAGTCGATCGGGCTGGGCCTCGCGGCGGAACGGTTCGGCGGGACGTTCTTCGGGAATGGCGCGACCTTCGGCGGGGTGATCTCCTACAAAGGCCCAAAGCCGCCGGAGACGTCCGAGAAGAACCTGACCGAAGTGTTGTCGGCGAGGCATCAGGGCGTGGAGAAGGCGCACAAGTTCCTTGCGCTCTACAACGACGCGACCTACGCCAGGACGGGGATCCCGCCCAACGATGCCCAGTTCCTCGAGACCCGGCTGCATCAGGTCGAAGAGATGTGCCGCTGGTTCCGGATGCCGCCGCACAAGATCCAGCATCTCCTGCGCTCGACGAACAACAACATCGAGCACCAGGGGATCGAGTACTACACCGACACGCTCCGGCCGTGGCTCGTGCGCTGGGAACAGGAGATCAACCGCAAGTTGATCGCCCCCGTCGAGCGGCGGATCCAGTTCGCGGAGCACCTAATCGACGGCGTGCTCCGAGGCGATTTGCCGAGCCGGTATGCCGCGTATGCGGTTGGGCGCCAGTGGGGCTGGCTCTCGGCCGATGACATTTGCGACCGGGAGAACATGAACCCGCTCCCGAACGGCCAAGGCAAAATTTACCTTGTGCCGATGAACATGGCGCCGGCCAATCGCCTCAACGAGATCATCGACAAACAAGTGGCCCCGGATCCGAAGCCTGCACCGCCGGCGCCCGCGGCGGACGAGGACGCGGTGAAGGCGGCGAACGATCGCGCCGAAGCCGCAGACCGGGCCGCGACCGAGGCGCGGGTGCTCGCCGAGCAGGAACGCGATGCGCGGATCGCGCTGGAAGCGACCGGCACGGCGACGGCGGCCGAACTCGAGCAGTTGCGCGCGTCGGAAACAGCGGCCGCGGCGCAGGCGGCCCAGGTGACGCAGCTCGCCGACGAGCTGCGGACCCAGCTCGCGGCGGAAACCGAGGCTCACGCGGCGGCGGCCGCAGCGGCGGAGACCGAGCGGCAGGCGGTGGCGGACCGCGACGCTGGGATGATTGCGGCGCACCGGGCGCTGATTGTCGACGTGATGGGCCGCATGATTCGCCGGGAAACCGAGAAAGCCCGCCGCGCACAGGCGACGCCCGAGAAACTCCGCGACTGGATCGCGACCTTCTACCCGATTCATGCGGACATCTGCCAGGCGGCGCTCCTGCCCGCGATTCGTACGCATCTCGCGTGGCAAGGATCGACCGAGGATCCGGTCGCGGTCACGGCGGCGTTCGTCGCGGCGCACATCGCGGAGTCGATCCGACAGGTCCGGCTCGTGCTCGAGACCGACGGCGAGGACTACGCGCAGACGTTCGAGACGACCCTGCGCCGATGGGAACTCGACCGCGCCGACGCGGTGGCGGATGTCATTCTGCAACGGGAGATCGACCATGTCCGTCATCAACGGTGAGATCGAGCGGCGTTTCGCCGGGGAGATTCGCGTCGACCCGTCCGGCGACCGGAAGCTGACCGGCTACGCGATCGTGTTTGATCGGAAGTCGCTCGATCTGGGCGGCTTCAAGGAGATCATTCACCGCGAGGCCATCGACCGCACGCTGTCGGAAGCCCTCGACGTCCGGGCGCTGGTCGACCACGACCCGGGCCGCATTCTCGGGCGCACGCGGGCCGGGACGTTGCGACTCCGGGCGGACGGCCACGGGCTGGCGGTAGAGATTCACCCGCCGAACACGACGAACGCCCGCGACATCATGGAATCGGTCGATCGTGGCGACGTGACCGGGATGTCGTTCGCGTTTCGGACGCTGACCGATGACTGGCACATGGACGACGGCGAGGTGATTCGCGACGTGTTCGACATGCGCGTGCACGAAGTCTCGATCGTCAGCTTCCCCGCATACCCGGACACCGATGTCCAAGTCGCGAAGCGGGCGCTGCACACCTTCATGGCTAGTCAGAAGGGCAAGCACTCCAAGGCCTGGTGGGAACGCTGGCAAAAGCTGCGGCTGGCCTGAGATGCACGCGGCGGCGTTGGCCTTCGTGGCGTCCGTGGCCGGTGATCGGCCGCCCGGCCTCGTCGTGGAGCTCGGCGGCTGCAACGTCAACGGCACCGTGCGCCAGCTCTTCACCGAACCGTACGTGTGCACCGACATCCGCCCTGGGGACGGGGTCGACGCGGTGGCCGACGGCGCGACCTACGTCCCGCCGATCCCGCCCGCGTGCGTTGTCTGCTGTGAAGTGTTCGAGCACACCCCCGCCGCGCAGGCGATCTGTCGGAATGCGTACCGGATGCTCCAGCCCGGCGGCGTCTTCATCGTGACGATGGCGGGGCCGGGCCGTCTGCCGCATTCCGCCACCGGGCGGCCGGTGACGATGATCGACGGGGTGGTCATTCTTGAGGAGTATTACGCCAACGTGACCTTTGCCCAGTTGACGGCATGGCTGGAGGACTTCGCCGAGGTGCGCGTCGTCGTCGACCCGGTGGCCTGTGACCTCTACGCGGTCGCGCGGAAGTGATCCAGATCGCCATCGTTCATAACGGGGTCGACTGGGGCACGGTCGATGTGGCGAGCGGTCTCGCCTTCGGCCTCGCCTCGCGTGGCGTGGACGTCGTCGAGTGCGCGTCGGCACGGGCGGTCGCCCGGCCGGATGTCGTGATCGTCGTGGCCCCGACGCGGCCGGCGGGCCTGATCGAGACGCTGCTCAAGGCGGGGCACTGTGTCACGGCGCTGTTTACCGAATCCCCGTATGAGGACGCGGCTGAGCGCGCGATCGCGCGACAAGTGGCGGGGTGTTGGACCCATGAGCGCGCGTCGCTGCCGGCCTTCCAGTCCGTCACCGATCGTGTGGCCTATCTCCCGCACGCCTGGCATCCGGCCGTCCATACGTCCACGCCGCACCCGTTCGATGCCGCCCTCCCGGCGCACGATGTCGTGTTCGTGGGCGGGGGGGTGCGCGAGCGGATCACGTTCTTCAATGCGATCGACTGGACGGGGATCGACCTCGGGCTGTACGGCATCTGGCGCAATCTCGGGCTGAAGCCAGCGGTCGAGGCCTGCATCCAGAGCGAGGGGCCGATCTCGAATCTGCTGGCGGCGGCGCTCTATCGTCGCGCCCGGATCGGCCTGAACCTGTACCGCCGCCTCCCGTCGCACCTCGTCCCCGATCGTCCTGAGCACTGGGTGACGGCGGAGAGCTTGAACCCTCGCGCGTATGAACTCGCCGCGTGCGGGTGCTTCCAGTTGAGCGAACGCCGGGCCGAGGTGTACGAGGTGTTTGGGAGTCTCGTGCCGACGGTGGGCGAGGAACCCGAGCAGGACATCCGGCGGTGGCTGCGGTGGGCCACGCTGCGCGGATCGGCGGATGCCGCAGACCTTCGCGAGATGGTCGCCGGCCATTCCTGGGTCGATCGTGTAGCTCAGGTGCTCGCGGACCTCCGCGCGTGGACACTTGCGGACGTGCCAGCGAACCTGTTACCGTAGGAGCCAATTACTCACGCTCGCTGCGCGCGTCAGGCCACCCTGCGCGCACGGTGGGCGACATCGGTCCATCGCTCCCGGCTACCTGGGCGCGGTCGATATGGCGATTCATTTCGCCTGCCGGCTGCGCCCTTTCCTTTTTAGGGCTCTTCCCTCAGGCGACGAGGGACAGAGCAATGACGATCCAGGAACTCCTCGACAAGAAGGGCACCCTCGTCACCCAGGCGAATGACGTCCTGGCCGCGATGGGCGACACCCCGAAGGCCGAAGACGAGGCCCGCTTCGATGCGATCCACGTCGACATCGAGAAAATCTCCCAACAGGTCGCGCGGCTCCGCAAACAAGCCGACACCGAAGCCAGCCTCAACGAGTCACAGGGCCGGCGCACCGAGCCGAACCCGCTCGAGGAGCGCGGCGGCGGCCGGAACCCCCTCCGGAAGATCACCGACCGGGACCGCGGCGAAGCGTTGCGCGCGTGGATGACGGCCGGCGCCCCGACCAGTGAAGTCTCCCAAGCCCAGCGTGACCACGCGAAGCTCTGCGGGATCGACCTCAATTCGAAGCGTCTGGTCGTCTCGCTCGGCACCGCGCTGAAACCGACGCAGCCCGACGCCAACGGCCTTCGTCCCAGTCAGGAGGATCTGCGCGCGTGGGATGCGGCCCGCGTCGAAGAGCGCGCGGCCCTCACCGGCCTCCAGTCCTCGACGACCACCGGCGGCTACACGGTGGCCGACGAAACGATGCGCTCGCTCGAGGTCGCGCTACTGGCGTACGGCTCCATGCGGCAGACGTCGACCGTCATCCGCACGGCCACCGGCGGCCCGCTGCCGATCCCGACGACGAACGACACCGCGAACAAGGGCGTCATCATCGCGGAGAACGTCACCTCGACCGAGCTCGAGATGACCTTCGGGCAGCTCGTCCTCGATGCCTGGAAGTACAGTTCGAAGTACATCCTGGCGTCGATGGAATTTCTGCAGGACACCTCGATCAACGCGAACGAATTCCTTGGCCAGGCCCTCGGGATCCGGATCGCGCGGATCACTAACGACCACTTCACGACCGGCACCGGCTCGCAGCCGAACGGGATCGTCACGGCGGCCACGTCGTCGGCGATCACCACGGCGGCGGCGCAGACGATCACCTACGACAACCTCGTGGACCTCGAGCACTCCGTCGATCCGTCGTACCGGGTCAACGGCCGATTCATGATGCACGACACGGCCCTCAAGGTCATGAAGAAGATCAAGGTGCTGCAGTTCTCCGGTGACACCAGCGGCGTCCCGCTCTGGGTCGCCGGGCTTTCGGCCAACGCCCCCGACACGATCCTCGGCTATCCCTACGTCATCAATCAGTCGATGGCGGCGATGGGCGCCGGCACCAAGTCGGTGCTGTTCGGGCAACTCGACAAGTACATCATCCGCGACGTGCGGGATGTCGTGGTCGTTCGGCTCGATGAACTGTTCGCGCTGCTCGGGCAGGTGGCGTTCCTCGCGCTCTCGCGACACGACGGTGACCTCCTCGACGCGGGCACGAACCCGGTGAAGTATCTGATCCAGGGCGCGTAAATCACAGCCGGCCGGAGTCACTCGCGGCTCCGGCCGTTTTCCCCGATGGAGGCTTATGCCATTCGGAGACGAGTGCAAGGTCGTGGTCGCGACCACCACCACGTTGGGCGCGGCGGGGACGTCGGTCATCACGAGCGCGGCCGTCGATACGGCGGGCTTCCGCGAATGCACGTTCATCGTGCCGCTTGGGACGATCGTGGCGGGCGCGGTCACGTCCATGAAGGTGACGCAGTGCGATACGGTGGCCGGGACGTATGCCGACCTCGTCGGCTCGAATCAAACCATCGTGGACACGGACGATGACGGCTTGCGGTACAGCACGATCGTGAACCCCCAGGAGCAATTCCTCAAACTGGTGTTTTCACGGGCGACCCAGGCCGCGACGATTGGCGGCATCATCGCCATCCTCTCGGGGCCGCGGAAGAAGCCGGTGACGCAGCCCGCCGGCGTGAGCGGCGAACAGTTCATCTTTCCAGCAGAAGGGACGGCGTAAGCATGGCCACACTGCATCTGCACATCCGGACGCAAGTCACCGGCGACGCGGCGACGGTGAAGAAGATCAAAGGGCTCGCCGACGAACTTGCCAAGGCGGTCACTGAGGCCGGCGGGGACGCGGGCTCGGCGACGGTCGTCGACGAAGAGGCGGACGCGAAGGCCGCGGAGGCCGACGCGAAGGCCGCAGAGGCCGCGGGAGCGAAGCCGGCGGACAGCAAGGCGCTGAAGGCGCGCGCCTGATGCTGCGGCTGAAGCTCCTGCACACGATGCCCTCGAGCCGTGAAGGGTTTCCGTTTCAGGCAGGGCAGGTGATCCAGGTGACGAAGCTCACGGCCGAATTCCGTCGGTGGATCAAGGACGGCGCGGCGGTCGTGCTCCGTGAGGATCCGCCGGAGACGGCCGTCGCGCGCGATCCGGAACGCGCGGTGCATCCCTGATGGACGGCTACGGCTGTGAATGGACGCTTGTCGCTGACCGGGCGGTGACGATCGTGTCGTCGTCGGTGGCGGCGGCCAGTGTGATCACGACCGATGTGGCGCACGGCCTGGCGACCGGAGACACGACGACGATCGCGGGGCATGTCGGCTCGACGCCGGCCGTCGATGGGGCACGGGTCGTCACGGTGTTGACCCCGACGACGTTTTCGATCCCCCTGGCCGTCTCAGTCGGTGGCACCGGCGGCACGGTCACACGCACCACCGCCGTCGAACCGCTCACGCTCGCCGAAGTGAAAGCCCAGTGTCACATCACGCACAGCGACGAAGACGCACTCTTGTCGAGTTACCTCGTCGCCGCCCGGCAAGCGGCGGAAGCCGCGCTCTCGCGTGGGCTGCTGTCCCAGACGTGGCTCCTGACGCTGCCGGCGTGGGACGAAAGTCTCTGGCTCCCGATGGCGGCTCCGCTCCAGGCGGTCGCCAGCGTGAAGTACTACGACACGGCGGGGGCGCTCACGACGTTGGCGTCGACCGTCTACACCGTCGACGCGGTGAGTCGGCCGGGGCGCCTCGTGCGCGCGGCGGGGCAAGCGTGGCCGAGTCTCCAGAGTGCCCGAACCGCAGGCCGCATTGAGGTGCTGTACGTCGCGGGGTGGAATCATCCCGCCCTGGTGCCGGAACGCATCAAGCAGGGCATCCGCTCCCATGTGAGCTACCTCGATTGCGACCGGGAAGGCCTCGAGGAATATGGCGCCGCGGCGCGGGCGGCGGCGGAGGCCTGCTGGACTGACCGTGTGTACTGGCGGCCCCCGTCATGCGCCCTGATGTAAGAGCGGGGCGGCGGCGGCATCTGGTGACGCTGGCCAACTTGGGCGGGGCGGTGCCGGATGGGGATGGCGGCTATACCGAAACCGCGACCCCGCTCTCGCCGCCGACGGTGTGGGCCACGATCACGCCCGCGACCGAGAAGGATCTGGAACGGGCCGGGACGGGCACCGTGCTGTCGACGGCGAGCCATATCGTCTCGATGCGGTATCACAGCGGCGTCACGACGAAAACGCGGATCACGTTCGGGAGTCGGACGTTGAATGTCACCGGCGTGGCGAATCCGGACGAACGGAACATCGAGCTTGTGCTGGTGGCCGTGGAGGTGGTGGCCTGATGGCCAGCACGATGCGCTGGGACGGCTTGAAGGAATTCCGCGAAGAGCTCCGACAGTTGCCCGAGGAACTCCGCGGCCAGGCCGCCAAGGTGGTCGAGGGCGAAGTCAACGCCGCCTACGTCACGGTCAAGCGCGTGTATGAGGCGCATCGGTTCACCGGGTTTCTCTCGAGCAAGTTGATGATCGAGCCGCTGAAGATCCGCGGGGCCCTGACCACCGGCTTGGTGTTGCGGAGTGCCTCGCCCCTCGCGTGGCTGTTCGATAACGGCACGCAGGCGCGGCACTACATCACCGTCAACGGCGTGAAACATGTCACGGGCCGGATGCCGGGCTTCCATATCTTCGGGCGGACGGCGGCGTTTACCCGGCGCAAGATCCGTGGCCTGCTGATCGAGATGGTGCGTCGGCACGGCGCGACGAAGGTGATCGACGATGGCCGATAGCTCGGACATCGACAACGCCTTAGTGGCGAAGCTCGGCGCCGACGCGACGCTCCTCGCCTTGGTGCCGAATGGCGTGTACATCGACGAGGCCCCGGCGGGCGCGACGCGGTTCGTGATCGTGTCGCTGGTCGACGAGGCCGACGTCGGCCGGTTCGGCGGCCGAGCGATCGAGGACGCGCTGTACCAAGTCGAGGCGCGGATGCTCTCCACCGTCGCCGGCGCGAACGTCAAAGCCGCCGCGGCGCGGATCGATGTGCTGCTCGAACAGGGGACATTGACGGTGTCGGGCTATTCCCTGATGGCCCTGTTCCGCGAATCGCGGATCCGCCTGACCGAAGTCGACGGGGCGGATCCCTCGATCAGATGGCTGCGGCGTGGCGGCAATTACCGCCTGGTGGTCTCGACATGAGCCGGGATGTGCTGCTCTACGGCTTGAGCCAATCGGACGAGATGCCGTACCTGCTCAACTGGATGCAGACGACCACGGGCTTGCACGAGTTCGTGCCGGACTATCACCGCCTGCAGCTCGAGCACTGGATCTGGTCGAAGCGCGCAGAACTCGGGCGCGACATTCTCGACGTCGGGGTCTACAACCGGCGCGCGTGGTTGGGCGACGGGTATCTGACCTTCGGGCAGAACGGGGAGGACCGGCACGGGGATCTCTGCGCGATGCCGTTCCAGGATGCCGCGTTCGATGGGATCGTCCTGACCGAAGTCCTCGAGCACTGCAAGGATCCATTCTCCGCAATGAATGAGATTTACCGCGTGCTGAAACCTGGCGGGCTATTACTCGTGACGTCTCCGTTTCTCTGGCCCGACCATCGCACCGAGGACTACGACGATTACTGGCGGTTCACGGAGCAAGGCTGGGAACTCCTGCTGAAGGGCTTCACCAGCGTGACGATTACCCCGTGCGCGTGGACGCAGGAAGGGGCGGCGGCCTACGACTTCCTCCGGCGGTTCGAGTGCTGGGGCTTTGCGAACCAGGTGAAGGCCACGACCGGCTACTTGTGCGAGGCGCGCAAGCCGTGACCTTATACAACGTGCTTCCATGTGTGGCGCCGCACGACAGCCCGGATACCTTGAGCTGTCATTTTATAACGTCTGCCGAGTGCTGCATACGTAGCGCCGGCGGCATGCGAAACTCGTACGGCGCGGACGTCCCCTTCCGTCAGTTTCGCGGCCCACTGATCGACGCCCTTGCACATGCGCTCCGGATGCTTTCTTGCGCCGTTCCGGTTCCCGCGTGGGTCGCGACCTTTCGCGATTTTGTCTCGGACGTTATCGGCTGGTGTGCCGAGAAACAGATGGTCTGGGTTGACGCACCGAGGCGTATCGCAGCGATGGCACACATGCATCCCTTTCGGGATCTCGCCGTGTGTCATGGCATACGCAAAACGGTGAGCGTTGATGGTAACGCTTGCGTACCAGAACTTGCCGTATCCGTTATACGCGAGCGGGCCATTCCACAACCAGCACGTCGGCGTCTTGTGCACACGCAGGAAAAATCGCCGCGGAGCATCCGCCAAGCGGTAGGCACTGAAGCAGCTACGGGTACAAAAGAACGGCGTCGAAACCAGTTTCTTTGCGCCGCAGTGGGCGCAGGTTCGGATAGTCTGACGGGCAGCCATTGGTCGACCTCCAGTGTCGAGTGGTGGTTAGAGCGCGGACGGATGTGTCTAGCATCCTCCGCGCTCGCTTCATTCTACAGCTTCACGAGGAAGACCGCGTGAAGTTACTCCTGCTCGGTCCTGGCGCGTCGTGGGCGACAGCAGATGTGGCCGCCGGTGTCCGCGAAGGTCTCCTGTATCACGGCGTAGAAATTGTGGACTATCCGCTCGATGCCATGATCGGGCGTTCGCATAGTTGGTTTTATTACAACTGGCGGAAAGCTAAGAAACAAGCCCCGACGATTCCGCGCCCAAACACAGCAGACGTGTTCCTCCAGGCCGGCCGCGATGCGCTCTGGGTGGCGCTCTGGCACGATGTCTTCCGAGGCGGACTTGATGGCGTCCTCGTCGTCAGTGGGATGTTCTTACATCCCGATCTCGTGCATGTGATGAAGCGCGTGAATTTACCAGTGTTCGTGCTGTTTACCGAAGCGCCTTACGACCTCGAGAAGGAATTGGCCCTTGCTGCGCTTGTCAATGGGTGTTGGACGAACGAGCGGTCGTCAGTGGCAGCTTTTCGCGCGGTGAATCCGCACAGTGGATACCTGCCACATGGGTGGCATGCGACGCGCCACCATCCAGACCCACAACCTGGCGACGAAGCGATCGCCAGCCATGATGTGGTGTTTGTGGGTTCCGCCTTTCGTGAGCGGGTGGACTGGCTGAGTGCGATTGACTGGAGCGGGATTGATCTTGGCTTGTATGGCTCCTGGGAGGCGCTCGGATCCACGCATCATCTACGACAGTTCGTTAAGGGGAAACAAACCGACAACGCCACGACAGCCGCGCTCTATCGTCGCGCGAAGATCGGACTGAACCTCTATCGCACGTCGATGGGGTGGGGGAAGCACGCCCCGACAATAGAGCACGCCGAATCGTTGAACCCACGGGCGTACGAACTCGCAGCGTGTGGGGCATTTCATCTGAGCACCTATCGACAGGAAGTCGCGGAAGTGTTTGGCGATCTTGTGCCGACGTTCACAACGCCGAGCGAGGCGGCGGCATTGGTGCGTTCGTGGTTGGCGGATCCAGCGGGACGGGCGCGGGTGGCCGCGCAATTACCGGCCTGTGTGGCTGAGTCGTCGTGGCGCACGAGAGCGACCACGATGATCGGGGACTTACAAACGCTCCTGCGGCGAAGGGCCGCGTAGGGGAGCAAGGAGACACCGCACATGGCTCGATACCACGGGAAATCTTCGGTGCTGTACATGAGCACTACCGGAGCGGGCGCGGCCACGACGACGCAGTCACTGTCAGGGTGGACGTTGGATCTCTCGACCGACAAGGTCGAAGTCACCTCGTTCGGGGATTCTAATAAAACGTACGTGCAAGGGCTCAAGGACATTAAGGGCACCATTTCAGGATTTCTCGACGACGCTGGTCTGGCCCTGTTCACGGCCGCAGATTCGACGGATGGCTGCCGTCTGTACCTGTATCCCTCGTCGGCATCACCGACGGTCTACTGGTACGGGCCGGCGTGGCTGGACGCGTCGATCGCGGTGCCGGTGGGCGGCGCGAACACGCTGAGCGGAAACTTTGTCGCGCTAGGGGCATGGGGACGTAAGCCGTAGCGGATGGGGTATCGCGTCCAGGGCGCCCATGCGG